AGAGCGACGATTCATGGTCAACGGATTTGCCTATCAATGCTAAATGGGTTGTATAATAAGCAAAATTCCTGTAAGGGCTTGCTATGAAGATGGATGAAGGCCAGATCAAGGGCATACTTGAAGCCGAAATAGATAACTCAATCGGCTACATTGAGACAGAGACTACAGAAGACCGCCGTAGAGCTTTGGATTACTACCTGCGTAATCCTTATGGCAATGAGGTAGAAGGCCGCAGCCAGATCGTTACTGGTGAGGTTGCCGAGGCTATCGATGGTGCGTTGCCGCAACTTATCCGAGTCTTTACGACTACTGAGGATATTGTCTATTTTGAACCTACGTCAGCCAATGACGAGGAATCGGCTAAACAGGCCACAGATTACTGTAACTGGGTGTTCTACCGTGAGAACGAGGGTCTGCTGATCCTGCACAACTGGTTCAAGGATGCCCTGCTGCAAAAGGTTGGTGTTGTTAAGTCTTACTGGGATGCCAAGGAAGACGTTACCAAAGAGAAATACGAGAATCTGACAGAGGATGAGCTAGCCTTGCTCCTGTCGGATGAGTCGCTAGAGGTGGTCAAGCAGAGCGTAGAGATGGTTCCTGCTGGCATGGATATGATGGGTATGCCTATTGAGGCTCCGTCCTATTCGGTGACTGTCAAGCGGGTAAAGAAGTACGGTTGCGTAAAGATTGAGAACGTTCCTCCTGAGGAGTTTCTTATTTCCAAGGCAGCACGTGAGATTGAGAATGCTCCTTTTGTAGCTCATCGTAAGCTCATGCAGCGGTCAGAATTGATTGCAATGGGCTACGACAAAGACATCGTAGATGAGCTACCTTCTTATGATGATCTGACGTTCAGCCCTGAGCGCGTAGCTCGATTTGACCAAGGGGAACAGCCAGACGAGCAGCAAAGCCTTGATCCTGCCATGCAGACGGTTGAGGTATACGAGTGCTATATCCGCATTGACGAGGACGGAGATGGCCTCGCTGAGTTGCGTAGGATTGTTTATTGCGGATCGGAAATACTAGAAGATGAAGAATGTGACTATATCCCGTTCCATAGTATCTGCCCTATACCTATTCCGCATAAGTTTTTCGGACAGTCGCTGGCAGATCGGACTATGGACATCCAGCTTATCAAGTCCACTATTACCCGTCAGTCTCTCGATAATCTCTATCTGACGAACAATAACCGTGTTGGCGCTGTTGATGGTCAGGTGAATCTGGATGACCTGCTGAACGCTACGCCCGGTGGTATTGTCCGGATGAAGAGCCCTAACGCTCTGGTTCCGCTTCAGGTTCAGTCTACCTTTGGTCAGGCTCAACCGATGTTGCAGTACATGGATGAGATTCAGGCTCGTCGTACTGGTGTCAATGACGCACAGCAGGGTCTTGATCCCGATGTCTTGTCGAATGTTACGGCTGCGGCTGTGGCTGCGATGATGAAGTCGAACTCTGGCAAGCTGGAGTTGATTGCTCGTATCTTTGCTGAGACAGGCGTTAAGAGCCTGTTTAAGGGGATTCTGCGGCTGTTGGGCAAGTATCAGGATAAGCCGAAGATTGTCCGTATGCGCGGCAAATACGTCCAGTTTGATCCTCGTACATGGTCAAATGAGTACGATGTATCGATTAACGTAGGTCTAGGTGCTGGTGACAGGGATCAGAAGTTGGCTATGCTCCAGATGATCCTTGCCAAGCAAGAGCAGATTATTCAGGCTTATGGCCCATCAAATCCTCTGGTTTCTATTGGTCAATACCGTAACACATTGGCAAGATTCATTGAGGCCGCAGGGTTTAAGGATGCTGATGCCTTCATGAACGAGATTACGCCTGAGATGAATGCTCAGTTGTCTCAGCCCAAGCCACCCGCGCCAGATGCACAGGCAGAAGTGGCGCAGATGTTGGCGCAGGTCGAGCGTGAGAAGACACAGGCCAAGGCGCAGATTGATGCTGCCAAGCTGGATCTGGAACGTCAGTCGCTAGAGGCTGAGTTTACCCGCAAGGGCATTGAGATGCAGATGAAGAACCAGAAGGATCAGGCTGACATTCGGATTAAAGAAGCACAGTTAGCAGTCCAGCAACTGCAAGCGGTTTTGGCTATGGACTTGGCTGATGAGCAAACCCGTAACAAACAGGCTGAGATTGTCCTGAAGACGATTAAAGAACTGGGGAGCCTGACTGGTGGATAAAGCACAGTGGGCAACTAACCTGCTAAGGGAGCCGATGTTTCAGGAGATGATGGAAGAACTCCGAGGCAACGAGCTTAACAAATTTGTTAATAGTAATTATGGCGAGACTGAGATTAGGGAACAAGCGTATATGCGCCTCCGAGTCTTGGAATCCGTTGAATCCTATCTCGAAAGCGTTGCTGCTCAGAAGATGATTGACGAGAAAAGGATGAAGATTTTGTAACCCGCATCGGGCGGTTCCCGATATAATTTAGGAAACTTATGAGCGATACTCAAAACACGACACCTGAGGGTAGTGGTGAGTTAACAGTGGATGGTGCAGCTAACGCTATCTTGGGTCTAATGGGTGGGGAAGAAGGCTCCGAACAGGAACAACCGGAACTCCAAGCAGAGGCCAACGATAGCGAGGCCGAATCTGAGGAGTCTGAGTATTCAGAGGAATCAGAGGTAGAACAAGAAGATGGCGAGGATGAGCAAGAGGAGCCTCAAAAATTCCGTGTCAAAGCCGCTGGCGAAGAACGGGAGGTAACCCTTGATGAGCTTATCAAGTCTTATCAACTTGGCACAGATTACACTAAGAAATCGCAAGCTGTAGCTGAGGAACGCAAGGCGGTTGAGGCCGAGCGCCAAGCGGTTCAAGAAGCTAAGGCTATGCGCGATCAATACGCGCAAAGGTTGGAGATCATCGAGTCGATGTTGAACCAGCCGCAGGAAGTGGAGAATCTGGATTACCTGAAAGAGACTGATCCTATCGGTTATGCCGTGAAGGTCGCTGAGATGTCTCAGAAGGAGAAACAGTTAGCGCAGGTTCGTGCCGAGCGTGAGCGCATCATGCAACAGCAGGAATATGACAGGCAACAACAGATGAGACAGACGATTGCTGTTGAGTCTGAGAAGCTAGTTGCTGCGATACCTGAGTATGCTGATCCGAACAAGGGCGAGACAATCCGTAAGGAGATCCGCAGTTTCGGTAAGCAGATGGGGTTCTCTGACGAGGAATTGGCTAATGTGTTCGATTCCCGAGCAGTTCTGACGCTGTACAAGGCTATGCAATATGACAAACTACAGTCAAGCAAGCCCGCTGTGAACAAGAAGGTTTCTGAGGCTCCTAAGGCGATTAAGCCTGGTGTTTCTAAGCCGAGAGACAGTAATAGCGAGGAACTGAGGAAACTTAAAGCGCGAGCTAAGTCGTCCGGAAGGGTGGCTGATGCCGCAAGTGTATTTGAACGATTCTTATAAGGAATGTAATCATGGCAACTTATACCGCCCATACCGCTATTGGTCAGCGTGAAGACCTTACCGATGTTATCTATGACATCAGCCCAACCGAAACTCCTTTCATGTCTTCGATTGGCAAGACGAAAGCTACGGCTGTCTACCACGAGTGGCAGACCGACACCCTTGCAGCCGCTACTACCGCTAACGCTGCTGTTGAAGGTGCTGATGCTTCGGACGCTACCCTGTCTCCGACTGTTCGTCTTGGTAACTACACCCAGATCCTGCAAAAGACCATCAAGGTCTCTGGCACTCTGGACACAGTGAACAAGGCTGGTCGTAAGTCTGAAAAGGCTTATCAGTTGGCTAAGGCTTCGCAAGAGATCAAGCGCGATCTGGAAACCATCCTGCTGTCGAACCAAGGTCGTTCGGCTGGTGACGGTTCTAACGCTCGTAAGATGGGTTCTCTGCTGTCTTGGATCAAGACCAACTCGTCTGCTCAGACTAACGGTGGCGATCCTACGACTATCGGTGTTTCGACTCGTACTGACGGTAACACCCGTACATTCACTGAAGCCCTGCTGAAGAGCGTTGTTGCTGAGGTGTTTGTCTCCGGTGGTTCGCCTAAGGTTCTGATGGTTGGCGCAACTGGTAAGCAGAAGGTTAGCTCGTTCACTGGTATCGCTGAGACTCGTTTCAACGTGACTGGTGCTGCTCCTTCGACAATTATCGGCGCTGCTGACATCTACGTCAGTGACTTCGGCAATATGTCGGTTGTGCCTAACCGCTTCATGCGTACCCGTGAGGCTCTGATCCTTGATCCTGAGTACGCAGCTATTGCTTACCTGCGTCCGTTCCAGACGAACGAACTGGCTAAGGCTGGCGATGCTGACAAGACTCAGATCTTGGTCGAGTGCACACTTGAGGTTAAGAACGAAGCCGCACACGGTATCGTTGCTGACCTTGATATGTCGCTGTAATTGAAATAGCCCCTGACCTTATGGTTGGGGGCTTTTCTACGAGGATTTATGAACTTTAGAGATACAGCAGTACACGCAGATGGTGATGGCGGTATCGTCATTGAAACTAAACAGGATGTATCGGAGATCATTGAGGCTAACAAGGCTCAATTAGAGTTCGACAAGCAGAGGACTGGGCATCTTAAAGACCTGCACCATGTAGCCAGAATCCCGTTCACGGTCATTGATGACTTGAACAAGATGGGCATCATGAAGGGCTTTAGCATTGTGGATGACGCAGCGTTTGCTAGTTGGCTTAATAATCCCGATAATGCGGTTTGGAAAACTTATCGTGGCACTATCTCTAAGGGGAACTAATGAACGTAGGAGTTTGCGTACCAGCTAGGGACGAGGTTCACACTGCATTTGCTTTTGACTTTGCCAAGATGGTTGGCAGGGATTCTAAGCACAGGTGTTCCAAAGATGGCAATGGGCTAAAGCTCTATACGATGGCAGGAACGCTGATATTCGATCAGAGGGAGAAGCTAGTAGATGCTGCTCTCAAAGAGGGATGTGATGCGGTTCTGTTTATTGACTCAGACATGAGGTTCCCGGCTGACACGATTGACATTTTGTTAAGCCGTGAGGTTCCGATTGTTGGGGTTAATGCTGTAACAAGACGTAAGCCGACACTACCGACTGCGTTGAATCTTGAGTTAGAGAAGGATGACGAAGGCAAGATTATTCGTCACGCTTGGCACAAGGTAGATTCGATGGGCAAGGAAGGCATAGAGCCTGTCACAGCGGTTGGTTTTGGTGTGGTGATGATTCGTAAGGAAGTCTTTGAGAAGGTTCCTAAACCTTGGTTTGATGTGGGTTGGGGATCTAAGGGGATCATTGGCGAGGATGTGCATTTCTGCATCAAAGCCTTGGATGCCGGGTTCCAGACTCATGTAGATCACAGTCTCTCAAAGCATATTGGTCACATTGGTACTTACGAGTATCGATGGGAAGATGTAGAGGAAGGCGCTATAGAGGCGCACAATAACGGGAAATAGACATGGCATTTACGAGCTACAGTGACCTAAAGACTACGATAGCGAACTACCTAGCTCGTAGTGATCTGACTTCAGTAATTCCAGACTTTATCCGGTTGGCTGAGGAGCGTCTGCGTCGAGATCTGCGAATCCGTCAGATGTTGGTGGTGGCTACGGCTTCTACGACTGGTGGCGATTCTACGGTTGGACTGCCTACAGACTTCTTGGAGATGCGGGATATTCACCTGAACACGAATCCCATTAGCTCCTTGTCTTACGAAGCTCCTAATACGTTCTATGCCAGCACCAGAGCTACTGAGTCTGGTATCCCTAGAACCTACACTGTACTGGCCTCAGAGCTTCAGTTTGCCCCTATTCCTGACACTGCGTATACGGCTCAGATGCTGTACTACGCAAAGCCTCCGCTGCTAAGTGACAGCAATGCTAGTAATGTATTCTTGGCTAACTGCCCTGATGCTTTGCTATATGCGGCTTTGGGTGAAGCTGAACCATATCTGATGAACGATGCAAGATTGCAGGTCTGGGCTTCCTTGTATGACCGGGCTGTAACGTCTATTTCTAACTCTGACCAGTCTAGTGAGTACAGTGGTCAACCTATGTCGATGTCTTATAACGTGAGGTAAATCATGGCAGAAATGTCGAATTATCTGGAAAATGCTCTGATTAACGCTACGTTGCGTAATACGAGCTATACAAGCCCTGCAACAGTTTATGTTTCTCTTTATACATCCGATCCCACTGATGCTGATACTGGTACAGAAGTTTCTGGTGGTTCTTATGCTCGTACTGCTGTTACTTTTGGTGCGCCCAGTAATGGCGTTAGTACCAATGATGCTGCGGTTGAGTTCCCACAAGCCACTGGATCATGGGGAACCGTAGGCTGGATTGGTATTGAGGATGCTTCTACTGGTGGTAACCTGTTGTATCACACTGCCTTGGATAATTCTAAGACTATTGATTCAGGCGATATTTTTAAGATTGCAACAGGTAGTTTGTCTGTAACCTTGGCATAAGGGGTAGAAAATGCCTCTGGTCGTTAAAGATAGGATTAAAGAGACCAGTACAACATCGGGTACAGGTACATTGACGTTAGCTGGTGCTTCTGCTGGCTTTCGTTCGTTTGCAGACATAGGCAACGGTAACACTACCTATTACGCTATAGTTGACTCCAATTCTGGCACTTGGGAAGTCGGTATTGGAACCTACACGGCTTCAGGTACTACGCTATCCCGCGATACGATCCTCTCAAATAGCTCTGGCACTACGGCAGCTATTAACTTTTCTGCGAACAGCAAGGATGTATTCGTAACGTATCCAGCTAGTAAGGCTGTTTATGGTGATGCTAATGATGTGGCTTATGACCTACATTTTGCTGCGTCTAATGGGATTTTCTTGACTAGTCAGACTGTTAGTTCATCAATAACATTTCCTACTGGGTATGATGGCATTAGCGGTAAGAATTCAACTATCGCTAGTGGTGTTACGGTCACTGTACCTTCTGGTGCAACATGGACTATTGTCTAAATGTTTGGGATTAGCACTTATTCACAGTCTCCGTATGCGTCATTAGGTGGATCGACGTTATTTGGTGCTGCAAGTATAGATGCGACAGCTTCTGTATCTGCTGTTGGTATACGGCAGAGAATGGCTGTAGGATCGATTAGCTGTACTGCTACTGTAAATGCTAATGGTGGCAAGTTAAATTACGGTGTAGCTAATATATTTACAGAGGCCACAGTAACAGCGGCTGGTGTAGCGATATTTAGCGGCGTAGCTGCAATAAACGCAACTGCTACTATTAGTGCTAATGCAACAAGAGTGCAATTTGGTAATGCTGCTGTTAGTGGTACAGCAACTGTTACAGCAACAGGGGTCAGGATTTTATCTGGTGCTGGTTCAATCAATGGATCTGCAACAGTAACGGCTAACGGCGGCGTTGTTTATCAAGGCAATGCAAGCATTAACGCTTTAGCAACAATAAATTGCAATGCTAATGCGATATTTGCTGGTGTTGGATATGTTAATGCTCTGGCAATAATTAGTGCAAATGGTCAGATTATTGGTGAGGAGTGGTCGGATTTGACTCCCGGTGCTACTAATTGGACTGAGCAGAGTGCAGGTAGCAATATATGGACGAATGTAGCAACAAGCAGTGATACATGGACAGATGTTCCTGCTGGTTCAAATACATGGACGAATGTAAACGTAAATTCTGATAATTGGATGAGGCAATAATATGCCATTAACACTTTTAGGCGCTACTAGCGGATC